AGCGTCTTGACGCCGGAGATTCTTGCCTTGTCGTTCGCCCCGAACAGGACGATCGAGACCTCTTTGAGGTCGATATTGGTGATGGTGCGGTTCGGCTCGCCGGGCTTCGTGCCCTCACGCGCCTCGCGGATCATGAAGCCGACCGACAGCGCGTCGAGTTCGCCGGACTTCAGGCCCTCGTAGATATACTGGCCGCGCTCCGTGTTGAGCGCGAAGAGACGCCCCTCGACCTTCAGGCCGCGGCTGTTCTCCTCCATCTGGGTCCACTGGCCGACCGGCAGAAGATCATCCGACGACAGCCCCCAGCCGCCGTGCTGCAGCAGCATCTTCGGCCACTTGCCGGTGGCCTTCCACTCGCGCAGCGTCTCGGAGTAAGCCCCCCGTTCGATGACGTCGCCATGGGAATCGACGTTGCCGAAAACCGAACCATAGCCGGAGAAGGTTCCGGTCTTGGCGCCCTCGCTGTCGAGCAGCTTGATATCGGTCAGGCCGACCGTGCAGCGCTCGAGATCGAGCGCCGGCGCGTCCTTGAACATCGCTGTCACCTATTCCTGGGAGTCCGGGTCTTCCGGGTCGTCCGGCGGGTCATCGGATGCGGGTGTCTGCCCGGACGGGCCTTGCTCGTAGTAGGTGCCGCCGCCGCCGTCCAATCGAGGATTCATGCCTTCGCCCTCACGCCACTCGTCGGCGTTGATGATGCCGTTCTGCCGCTGCACCGCGAGACCTGCCTGGCGATCCTTGAAGTTCGCCCGCAGAGTGGCGTCGGGATTGAAGCGGATGATGATCCCGTTACGAACATCCTCCGGCGTCAGCAGATCGCGCTCCATCGCGGCCTCGAAGACCCGGACCAGCGGCAGGATCACATTCGTGGTGAAATTCTGATCCTGCTGCTCGACGTTGTTGTAGGTGCCTTTTGACAGGTCGCCGACCAGATGCGGCGGACACCCCCAGGCACCAGCGATCACCGTCCGTTGGTACTGCCGGAGCTCAAGGAATTGCGCCTTGTCGTTCTCGATCGGCAGCAAGGTCGGCGCGGAGATGCCCTTCGGCATCAGCATCGCCTTGAACCGGCCTTTCCGCGAGTAGGCGGTCTGGATGTCATCCTGAAACTGCGTCCGCGCCTCGTCCTTCTCGTGTCCCTGATTGCCGTCCTTGTACTCGAAGATCAGGCCGGGCATCGCGCCGTTGCCGAACAGCGAGGCGCCAAACCGCTCGGCCGCGATCTCCATAGCGATCGCCTCGCGGATATCCGAAACCGGGGAATCGCCGGTCACCCCATCCCGCGCGGCGAGACGGGCGTGATGGATTTGCGAACTCGTATATTCCTCATACCGGCCGCCCGGCAGAATCGCCTTGTAGGTGACGTTGAATTCGTTGTCCTGCTGCGGGCGGATCGCGCTCGGCTGCAGCGGGTAGAGCCGACGGATCGGCCCGGTCTGGCCGCGCCCCTTGAATGCGTAATAGTTCCCGAAGCGCAACAGCCACGAGGCGGAATCCATCCAGTAGCTGGTCCGCGCCTGCCAATCGTTCGGCTTGTTCAACAGCTTTTCTACGGGGTGAGTCGGCTGCAGTTCCTTGGTCGTTCGGCCGCCGCTCGTGGTCTTCTTGTAGACGTGGACCGGCATCACCGCGAAGCGGCGCGTGATCGCCGTCACCATCGCCTTGACCGTCGGCGACTGCTCGCAATTATCCGGCGTAACCGCAACGCCGGACGAGGTCTCGTAAACAGCCTCAAGCCGCTTGATCAGCGTGTCGATGCCGATGTCGGCCCGGCGCTGCCATGAGATATTCACGCCGAGGATATTCACAACATCAGTACCCTTTCGGTGACGAATTCCTCGGCGGGATCATTGAACGAGGCGGCGCCGCCCCCCATGGCGATCGTCACCAGCCCGTCGATCCGCCCCCGCGACCGACGCTTGTCGAATGCGCGATTATTCTGCGGATCGGTCATGACCTTGGCGTTTGAGGCGCAGGAGTAGGTGACCGGCGAACTGTCGATCGTTATCTTTTTCTCGAGGATGTGATCCTGGAGCCGTTCGATCGATCGCGGCATGCAAAGCTGCTTGTCCTCGAAGACCACCCGAGTGCCCTGGGCGTGACTGACGAGCTTCAGGCCTACCCCGTCCGGCTCGCCCGGCCCTTTCCAGCGCCAGACCGCAAAGCCGACCTCGTCGCATGCGGCAATGAAGTCTCCGATGCCGGCCGGGTCGAAGGCGAGGAATTCGACTTTGTGCTTGCCGCAGATTTCCTTGACCTTCTCGGCCACCCACCCCTTGTCGATGACCGCCCCATCGACCGCGGTCAGGAAGCCTTGCTCGACCCACATCTCGTAAGGCGCATTATCTTCGCGCGCCCGGTCCGCCAGACCTTCCTTTGTCGTCCAGTACCAGGTCTTGGAATAAAGGTGCCCGTCGTCGCCGATCCATGTAGCGGTCAGCGCCGTGAGGTCGTTCTTGTCCGACAGATCAAGTGATAGCCAGCACTTCCGGCCGCGCATCTTGGCGTCGTCGACCTCGCCCTGTACCGCGACCCACGCCTCTTCGGCGATCCAGAACTCCACCGATCCGACCGGCACGCCGAAGTAAAGCCGCTGCACCGACATCTTCGTAGCCAGGAACGACTTGGCGCTGTTGACCTCCTGCCGGATATTCTCGATCGGGAAGGTTGTCCCAAGCGCCGGCAGAGACTTGATCCAGCAGCCCTCGTCCTCGAACGGCTTGTCGTCCTTGTCGACGCGGGCGATGTACGAAAATGCCGTGTCGTCGACAACCTCGCCCTTCGCGACCTTCTGGTAGAAGTCGCTGTAGTTCGTGCCAACGATCTGCGTCGACGCCGGCGTATTGGTCCCCAGCAGCATCAGCGCGTCGCCAGCCATCTTGGCGATCGCCCGGCGCCAGAGCTCGATCGAGTCGGCCGACTTGAACTCATGGATCTCGTCGGCGAGCACGACGCTCGGTCGCGGACCGGAGATGGCGTCGCCATTGGCCAGCGACTCGAACTTCGAACCCGTCGCGGGGTGCTCGATCCGCCAGGCGTGGTCGAGCCGCCCGCGGATGACGACCTCGCCGAGCCGCTCGAGCGTGTCGAACTCATCGCCCTCGGGGATCTGCACCCGGCACATCGCGACCGCGTCCTTAAACAAGACGTTGGCCTGGTGCTTGTCCCAGGCGATCGAGTAGACACTCGCCCGCGGCGTCCCGCGAAACCCCATCTCGTAGAGCCCGACAGCCGCAAAGAGTGGGCTCTTGCCTTGTCCCTTGCCAGTTTCGAACCATGCAGAGCGAAACCGGCGTCGGCCCGTATCGCGATACCATCCGTAGATGCTGCCGATGCCGAACAGCGTCCACGGCAACAGGCGGAACGGCTGATTGGCAAGCGCGCCCTCGGTGATCGTCAGCACCGAGGGAAAAAAGTTGATCGCGTGGGCGGCCTTTTCCGGGCTCCACACCAGCCCGCGCTTGTGACCGTCGATGAGGTCCTTCAGATGCCGCTCGGCGGCGTAGCAAACGAGTTCGCCGGCAACGACCTTCCCGTCGACGACGTCCTGGGCATAGCGAGTCGTCGGGTCGTTATTTCGCGATCGAGAGGTAGCCGCCGCCCGGGCCGGCTTTTTTCTGCTTCGGTTGGACTTTCCCGCCATTGTTACGCCGCCGCGGCGTGACGGTCAGTTCGGCCTCGGCCGCCGACGCCATCGCATTCGCGTCCTTCAGGATCGAGAACCAGGGATTGTAGGACGGCTGCTTCTTGCCCTTGGCCGGGAAGCAGGCGCCCGACTCGGCGACCTGCCTCGCGGCCTGTTCGTAGAGGACACACGAAACGACATATCGCTTGATCTGGTGGACGTTCGCCGAGGCAAGCTTCTCGGTCTCCCGGAGCTCGCGCACGACGGCACTCCACTGCTGCTTGGCGATCGCCTGGTCGAGCGTGTCGCAGAAGATCAGCGACCAGTCCGGCTCCGGCAGCGCGCCATCGCCTCCATCAACCACCTTGAGCCCGGCAAGTGCGGCCGCAGAGACCTTCGGCTTCTCGGGCTCGACCTTCTTGCCGCTGCCCTTCGGCCGCCCGGCGCCGGGGCGCTTTCCGCCTCGTGGCATTTGTCGCTTTCCGCCTGTTTGAATTAATCAAAGGCCACTTTTTGTGTTTGCTGCCAATGACTTATTGCTATGACCCAGTTTGATTTCGATGGGTCGCCTTTGATTTCTGGTCTCAATGCAAACGCAGG